GAAAGTAGTCAATACACAGGCGTTGATATATCTAAAAAAATGCTTGAAATTGCAAAAAAAAAATATCCACGATATAAGTTCTTAGAAGAAAACTTTTATAGTCATGAGGGTCAATATGACTTTTGCATATCTCTTTTTTCTATCCCTGACTATTTTGGCTTATCTACTATATCAAAATCATATGACTTGCTTAAAGATAATGGAATGTTTGTATCAACATTTATTAATAAAAAAGGCAGCTATAAAAAAATTCACTGCATAGAAGAAAATGGAGTTGATTACAATCCCTATAGTTACACTTACGAAGAAATTGCAAATGAGTTGCACAATTTGGGGTTTACTTGGTATTATATTTTATCAATAGTAGATACAGAAGATAGTACAGATGTGCAAAAAATGAAAAACCACCTCATATACAACAAACATAGTTTAGCGGACGCTAAATATTTCTTCGTTATAGCTCAAAAAAATGAAACTTAATATAGGAATTAATGTTTTTGATGCAGCTTTAAACAGGCTTCAAGAACTTTACGAGCAAGACCACACAATAGTTATTTCGCAGAGTGGGGGCAAAGATAGTACCGTATGCATGGAACTGGCTATAATGGCAGCTGATGCAGCAGGAAAGCTACCTATTAATGTTATACACAGAGACGAAGAAATATTGTTTCCAAATACTTATGAATATCTAGATAGGGTTGCAAACAGACCTGAAGTTAATATGCATCATGTTTGGGCAGGTCAGCCAGTCATAAATGTATTCAACAGAGCAGACCCTTATTGGTGGATATTTGATGAGACTATACCAAGAGAAGAATGGGTCAGACAGCCGCCTGAATATGCTTACAAGATAGATGAATTTAATATACAAGCATTGGTAACTAAAGACCGCTTTCCAACACCTGAAGGCAAAGACTTGTTCGCTTGCATAGGTTTGAGAGTACAAGAAAGTCCTAATAGAAGAATGGGATTATTTTCTAGCAAAGGGCATATCACAAAAGAAAACAAAATGGGCGTTAAATATGTCAGACCTATTTATGACTGGCAAGACGGTGATGTGTGGAAGGCTATAGAAAATTTTAAATGGGATTACAATCATGCATACGATGTAATGGTTAAGCATGGTAGGTCTAAAAATCAACTACGCATAGCGCCATTAACAATGACCCAAGCAGGTATTAAAGATTTACAATTAGCACAAAAAGCATTTCCGCAATGGTTTGATTCAATAACTCACCGATTAGACGGCATCAGAACAGCAGCGCAATTCGGAAGAAGGTCATGCGAGCCAAGAAGAAAAAGCGGCGAAGATTGGAGAGATTGTTTTATGCGAGAGTGCATCAAAGATGCTCCTGAATGGGTTGCAGTTAGAGCTGAACTGGCTATGCGTAAAGCATTAGAAAAACACAACCGTCAAAATAGAGGAATGGAATTCCCACAAGTAAACGCAATGAGAGCAGACCCACTTGGTTCTTGGAAAAAACTAGCTTACGGTATGTGGAACGGAGACCCATTTTCACTTAAAGCAGGCTTCTTGCCATACATAGAGCCTGAACAGTTCAGAAAAGGCTCAGGTTGGTGGGGTGGGAAACCCTCTTTCTAATGGACGATATAGAAGAACATATAGAATCAGTTAAATGGATATGGGCAAAAACCTATGCTGACTTTGCGCCTCATTGGTATATAAGGCAACATGAACAACCATATCTTTATGAAATTTTACACCGAGTTATAAAACAAAACGGAGTGAAAGAAATGTACACAAATCACAAGGGCAATACTTATCCTTGTGTTTATTGGTACAGTGGAAAATATAAATACTGGGAAATGTCTCCCGTAATAAATAGAGCAGAGGTATAGCATGGCAAGATTTAAAGGTAAGGCACAAGTAGAGAAAAAAAATCAAGCGCTTAAAGCGTTGGATGTTCAATATGTAACTCATGACAAAATTGTTCCTAATAACTACAACCCAAACAGACAATCAGAAGATGAATTTGAGTTGCTGAGAAGATCAATGACAGAAGACGGTTTCACACAACCAATAGTCTGCATCAAACATGAAGAACAAGAAGGCATGTTCAGAATCGTTGACGGTGAGCATAGGTGGAGATGTTCTAAAGATTTAGGTTATAGCGAAATACCTATCGTAGTTACTCCTATGAATATGGAGCAAGCAAGAATAGCAACATTAAGGCATAACCGAGCAAGAGGCTCAGAGGACATAGAGCTAACTGCCCAAGTATTAAGAGACTTAGAACAACTGGGCGCACTAGATTGGGCGCAAGACTCATTGATGATGGATGATGTAGAATGCTAGAAGATATACCTGCTCCTGAAGCTAATGCAGCAGAGGAATGGTCTGAAGCATGGGTGCCTTCTGATACTAATTCAGCAGAGGATGGTTTAGAAGGGGTTGAGCATAAAACTGGTGACGGGGTTATGGTTAAGTCTTTGACTGTTGAAGCTATGAACACACAAAGAGAAGTAGAAAGAAAAGTTGCTACTGCTAAGTCAGAAGAAGAAAGAAAAATGGCTGTACAGGAGGCCAACTTCTACAGAATTAATTTAGTGTTTAGTGGCGAAGAAGCTGATGTTGTGAAACAAGCATTAGGCAAGACTCCTGCAGAAGCATTGTTAGCAATGTGCAAAGCATGACAATAGTTAAATACGGAGATGCGGGAGATAGAATACCTGTTCAGTTTGGTGAAGTTTGGGAGTGCGGTCCGCATAAAATTATTTGCGCTGATATGCAGAGTGAAAAATACTTTGAAGCTGTTGAGACTTTAGGAAGTTGGGATTGTATGTGGGTTGACCCACCATGGAACTCGGGCAATGCCGCAACCTTTCGGACAAAAGCAGGCGTTCCCGACAAGGTGGACATACATGAATTGCTTGATCTAGTATTCAAAAACTTTAATAAAACTACAGGCTCTATATATATAGAGATAGGAAAGCAAACCTTTGACTATGCTTATAACTTTTTAAAGCAGAGAGCAGGCTATGAGGTGCAGGAGTGGGATATTTTCTACTACCGTACAAAGCCGTGTAAATATATCCGAAGTGGGGTAAGTCCGATTGATTTTGATTTCACAGGAATGGACGAAATGAAAGTCTGTTTACCAAGCCTAGAGCATGAAATGAAAGTTAATAATATTAAGACTGTTTTTGATTGTTGCACTGGTCAAGGATTAGTTCCAGTAACGGCAGATAAGTTAGGTTTAAATTTTATAGGCACTGATTTAAGCAATAGAAGAATTGCTGTAAGCCTAGACAAGCTATCAAAACAAAGCGGCTACACGCCTATCAAGATAGGACACATAGCCGATATTCATAATACCTAAATAGTTTCTCTAGCATACGAATCTTTTATCGCATACTGCAAGGCTTCAACATCAAGGTCAAAATCTTTGTAACCCTCGTTGATAGCATTTAGGTAAGACATACAAGGCGGGTAAATATCTGTGCTGTTCATGGTATAAATTAAAACATCTTTAGCACCTAAGGCAGCCTGCAAGCCTTTGATTCCTATAGTCTGCTTGCCATACATTCTAGGGTAACCCTCGTATATATCTAAAGCTGCTTCACATTGCTCTGTAATTCTCCACAAGCCAAGTGGCACTGAGTGATCTGCAGTAAACTCTACATCAGCAACACCTCTAAACACCAAGCGCAAACCATTAACAGTAACTGTTCCAACTGGCACTGCTTGCGGGCATCTGACCTTCATCTGTCTAAGGTTTAAGTTGCTTCCGTAAGCGCCGTATAAGTATTCTCTATAAATCATATTCTTCTCCTATTAATTAAGTTCAAGTTCTCTTTCTGCAAAGTATCTTTGCACTGGCTCGTCAACACCCGTCAACCAACCGTTATCTGTAATGCCTTGATTGGCTTCCGCAGCAGGTACAAAATCCCATTTAGTAAAGTCAAACAAGTGCGCACTGCTATTTCTAAATAGCTCCCTTCTAAGAAATCTCTCCGCGTCAGACTTAATCAATGAAGTTTCTTTGGTAGTCGCATAAAGTGTTTCCAACTCATCACCAGTAAAGAACTTGCTTAACAAAACCTCTGTATCTAAATTAGTATCAAAGTAAGTTCCTGCAATCTTCCACAATCTATCACCCGAATTATAAGTAAGGTCAAAGTTGTTATTCTCTAAAAGAGTTCTAAGCGTGTGATAGGCTCTGCTTTTTTTAGGTCTGCTAATAACGCTTGTTGTCAAAGCCGCACCAGTATCTACAAAAGCCTGTAGAAAACTTAACCAGTTAATAACCTTAACAAAACTATGCGTTCCGCTATGCTGCCTAAACTCAATAGTTCCGTACTCAGTTAGCTTGTTGATGTTAACCTTGTGATACTTTCCTGCGCAATCACCTTCTTGGGCGTAAGCCAATGTCCTTTTAGTGGTTATTCTCTTACTGGTTACATTACCTTTTTGATAACCAATGCTTCTGCACCAACGGTTATTATTTGCTCGTCTACTTAATGGCATAATCATATCAATCTGACCTTCAAAATCACTGTATCTAGCATATACATTTTGCACCTGTCCGACAGTTAGGTCTGATACATCTAAGTGAATATGTACCCCGCAACTTCTATCAACTCTAATTCCTTCAATGCCTTCTAAAACATTAAGAACTTTCTCTAGTTGTCTAGCACCTTGCTCACCTTTAAGTATTGGGGAAACAATTTCTCCTGCCCCTGCACTGTTATAACTCAAACTACCGTCCGTAACTATCTTCCAGTAGCTTCTAGTCCTATGGTGGTAACCTTCGTAAAAGGTATCTATGCCTGCATCATTAATTGCTTCTGCAACATCTCTAGGGTTTGCCCCTATAAATTCTATTTCTACACCAAACTGTCTGTTGGTTATTGCGGGTAAGTTTATCATGTTATCTCCTATCAATTTAATTGTTCTAACTTATACAATGAGTATAACATTAAAAGTTTATAGAAGTAAACATATATATAAAAATAAATAATACATTTTGTACCAATTAAAATAAAGCTGATGTAAGATACTGATAATATCTGATAAAAAATGGTTAAAAAAACTAAACAAACAAAACTAACCCCAACGCTTTTGGAAGAAATGCGCAACAAGTTTGTACAAGGTATAGAAGATAACACTGGGGGTAGAAAGATATTTACCATTGATCAATTAGCATCTGATTACAATGTTTCAAAACCCACACTTTATAAACACGCAAAAAAAGAGGAGTGGAAAGATAAACAAAAGAAATTTCAAGACCAGTATTTATTAGAACTGGATATACGCAGGCAAAAAGAATTAGTAGAAGAAAGCATATCTTTTGATAAAACTTCCTTGCGTATAGCTAAAAGTATTATGGGGTTAGTCGGTAAATGTATTGGTCAAAATATAGCACCCGACAAACAAGTTAAACCACAAGACTTAGTCGCATTTTCTAATGCAGCTAGCGGCGCACAAAGAGTTGCAAAGTTAGCGTTAGGGGAAGCTACTGAGAATATGAATATAAATGAAGATGCTAAAGACTCAGAAACATTCCGAGAAGCTATTAGATTGTTGGACGAAGTTGCCGATGAAGTCAGAGCAGCAGGTTCTTCAGCTATACACTGATTGGTTAAATACAGCTAGATACAATCAACTGCCACCAAAAGAAAATTACCATATTTGGTTAATTCTTGCGGGTCGTGGTTGGGGCAAAACTAGAACAGGCGCACAGGACATTGCTCTTTATGCTTTACTAAACCCTAATTCTATTTGCGCAGTAATTGCGCCCACGCATGGTGACTTAAAAAAAGTTTGCTTTGGTGGCAACAGTGGTTTGAGAAGTGTTATTCCTGATGATTGCTATGAAGTAAGCAGAGGAAGAAAAGCCTACTCAGAAAACACAGCAGAAATTAGACTTTTTAATGGCTCTAAGATTATAGGCTTCCCTGCTATTGAACCTGACAGACTAAGGGGTCCGCAGTTCCACAGGGCGTGGTGCGACGAGTTAGCAGCTTGGAGATACCCTGAAACATTTGATCAATTAATGTTTGGTCTTAGGCTAGGAGATAACCCTCAATGCGTTATTACAACAACACCCAAACCAACACCCGTAATAACAAGTTTAATAGGCAGAGATGACACCATAGTAACCACAGGCAGCACATTTGAGAATGAAGATAACCTTGCGCCGTCTGCATTAGCAATGCTTAGAGAAAGATATGAGGGCACAACACTTGGAAGGCAAGAGCTGTATGCAGAAATCATAGATGGCATGGAAGGTGCGTTATGGAAAATGGCTTTAATAGATGAGGCAAGGTACAAAAAAGATGAAGAAAAAGATCTTACACAGATAATAGTTGCAGTAGACCCTGCTGTTACTAGCGGTGAAGACTCTGATGAAACAGGAATTGTTGTAGTAGGCAAAGATTCACAGAATCATTTTTATTTATTAGAAGATTTATCGGGTAGATATTCTCCTGATAAATGGGGTAAGATAGCAATAAACGCTTTCTATGAATGGGAAGCGGATAGAATAGTAGCTGAAGTAAATAACGGTGGCGATTTGGTGGAAAGACTATTAAGGACTATTGATGAAAATGTTTCTTACAGGTCTGTTCATGCTACAAGGGGTAAAATGGTAAGAGCCGAACCCATTGCAGCTTTATACGAGCAAAGGCGAGTTCACCACATGGGTGTATTTCCTGAATTAGAATCACAGATGTGTACCTATACAGGCGATAGACCTAAACCAAGTCCCGATAGATTAGATGCTCTTGTGTGGGGCATCACTGAATTAAGTAAATCTAAAGGACAAGTAAATTGGAGAATAAGCTAATGGCAGAACAAACATTTTTACAGAGATTATTTAATAATAAACCTGTAGAGCAAAAGAATTCAAACATGATGGGTTACTTCGGCGTTGGTACTGAAGAAGCAAAGACCTACAAATATCAAGAACTAGCAAAAGAAGGCTATCTTAAAAACGCTATCGTATATAGATGTGTTAATGAGATTAGCAAAGGTGCAAGTGCCGTACCCTTTGTCTTAAAGAATGGCGATCAGATAATAGAAGAACATCCACTAATAGATTTATTAATGCGACCAAACCCACTGCAATCTTACAGTGAGTTCTTTAACAGTCTATTTGGGTACGTCCTACTTAGCGGTAATGCATATGTCTTAAAGGTTGGTTCTGATATGGGCGCACCTAAAGAACTACATCAACTTAGACCTGATCGCATCAACATTAAAGGAAGTGGTAAAGCTATACCTGAAAAGTATGAGTACATGGTCAATGGTAGAGTTTCACATACCTACATGATTGATCAGGAAAACGGATACAGCGAACTCAAACACATTAAGTTATGGCATCCGTTAGATGATTACTATGGGTTAAGTCCTATGAGTGCTGCAGCAGTTGAGGTAGATCAATTCAATATGGCAAGTAAGCACAATGTAAATCTTTTACAAAATGGTGCTAGACCCAGTGGTGCTGTAATCTTTAAACCACAAGATGATGCAGGTTTTGCAGTTAACCTTACCGAGTCTCAAAGACAACAACTCCTTACAGATATGAACAATAGATTTAGTGGCGCAGGTAATGCAGGTAGACCTATGCTTCTTGAAGGAGACTTTGACTGGAAAGAAATGGGCTTAAGTCCTAAAGACATGGACTTTGCTAATTTAAAGCACATGAGTGCTACCGATATAGCTCTTTGCTTTGGTGTTCCTAGTCAGCTTGTAGGTGTTCCTGATGCACAGACATACGCTAATGTTGCAGAAGCAAGACTTGCTCTATACGAAGAAACAATCATCCCACATTTAAGAAAGATGTCATCTGATCTTAATGAATGGTTAGTGCCTATGTTTGATGATCGTTTAACCTTAGAGTTTGATATTGATTCTATACCTGCACTATCAGAAAGAGTTAAAAGGACTTACGAGAATGTTACCTCTGCTGTAAGGGAAGGCATCATGACAAGGAACGAAGCGAGACAAGAAATCGGACTAGAGCCTATAGAAGGTGCAGATGATCTTTATATCTCAGCCAACCTATTTCCTATATCTGACGGTGAGGTAGAGAAGCCTGAGAACCCAATCAATGAAGAAGATTTAGAGGACTATGATGATGAGGAAACTGATAAGGCAATAGCGCTAATGCTACAAGAAGAAAAGGCACTATCAGATATAGACACAACACCAACTAACTCCATGGCAGAAGAAGCAGCAAGAGGTCTGCAATGGCGAAAAAAGTATAAAAGAGGTGGAACTACTGTAGGTGTTGCAAGAGCAAATCAACTTATGGATAAAGAAAATCTTTCTGTTGATACCGTGCTAAGAATGTACAGTTTTTTCAGCAGGCATGAGGTTGACAAACAAGGCACAGGATTCAAACAGGGGCAAGAGGGTTACCCAAGCGCAGGGCGTATAGCGTGGGCGTTGTGGGGCGGTGATGCAGGCTTCTCTTGGTCTACTAAAGTACGCAATCAAATAGAAAGAGAGCGAGGAAAAAAAGCTGAAGCTGATGCACTCAAAGTAGGAGACATGGTTTCTTGGGATAGTTCAGGCGGCAGAGCTAGAGGTAAGATCACCAAGATTGTAAGAGAGGGCAAGTTACCTGTTCCTGAAACTGACTTCACCCTTAACGCTACAGAAGATAATCCTGCAGCTCTTATAAGAGTCTATCAAGGCGGCGAGCCGTCAGATGTAATAGTTGGTCACAGGTTCGCTACTCTTAGAAAATTGTAATGCGGTTAGATCGCAAAAGGATTAACACCTTTAGACAAGGTAGGGTAAATGCAAGAGCAGAAGCTAGAAGGCAAATAGTTATCCGTAACAACCTTGAAAAAAGATTCTACAAACGACTAAACACACTATTCAGAAAGTTTGCAAATGTGCAACTGTATTTATTTACTGAGTTTGGCATCTATGAGCCTGATATAGCGCAACGAGCTTTAAGCGAAGATTTATTCCCATTAATACTTTCACACTACAAAAGAGTCTTTCAAGCTATCTACAGAAGCAACGAAGATAAATATGACATGAACAGGAAAGCTGATGCAGAAGCATTTGTTTTTGGTAGAAGCGTAGACTTTGAATCCGTAGTAAACACTTACTTCGCAAGTAGAACTCTTATACTAGAAGGCATATCAGCAAGAATGGCACAAAGAATATCTAATATCATAGAACAAGGCAGAGCAGACAACTTAACCCTTCAACAGATTGCAGCACTGGTAACCAAAAAGTTTAGGCAAATAAGCAGAACAAGAGCAGCGCTTATATCAAGAACAGAAACACACAACGCAGCATCTAGTGCCAATCATTCATATCATGCCACTCTAGCGGCTGACATAGATGTTAAAATGCTAAAGCAATGGGTTGCAACA